ACTTTTCTCCTCGAATTGTTACGCCTATGTCGTAGTTGTCTTTGATACCATTTAGATTATCCCATAATATTGTATCCGCATCTAACCAAACAACATAATCATTAGCATTTACTTTTTCTAATGCACGTTTAACCATTTCAGGTTTACAAGGAATCTTAGCACCTGCTTTATCTTGAAACTTGCCAGAAAACTTTTCGCCATAACCTAAACCACCTAAGTCAAATACGTGATACTGATGATATCGTAATTGTTCAATAGAACGAACTAACATATCACACATAGGTTTAAATTTAATATCCGATGCAGTAATAATTAATACATTAGACATTTTGCATTACCACCAGTTTTTTGTAATTAAAAATTTGCACTGGTTCCTTTTTTAGTTGTTCATACACAGTTCTATTATCTTCTACAAAGTAAACAAACTTGTCGCATAGATGTGACTTAAAGGTGTTATATGTATTCTGTATAGCACTATCACTATGATGTCCGTCGTCTATAGCAATACAAATTTTACGTCCATTTAGAATACTTGCAAGTTTGTCTGTATTGTCTGCAAACTGATCATATTCGTAAAGTTCGGGCATTTTATTTTCAAATGCACCTTTTCCTTTTAAAAAATCTAAATTGTTTTGTGTATGACTTATATCAATATCTAAACCAATTATATCTGCATTAGGAAATAATTTACTCCATATAGCAAGTCCTGTGCCTTTAAGAATACCACACTCTACCACAGTTGATACACAATCAAAGTCTTTAAGATGTTTACTGTAATGAACTGCATAGCCATGACGTGTCATTCTATCTCCACCTGACATACCGTTGGGATTGTATTTTGTTTTTGGAGCAAGTTCACTTATTTTATTGCGTGGTACATTATTATGATAACCACCAAAGTGTTCTTCTAATTGTTTTAAATGTTCTGTAGTAATCATGCAATAACCGGTTCCTTGGTAGTTGTTAGATTAATATCTAACAGTTCTCCAAACTTTAAATTATCAGGTGTTTTGTAACAGCCGCCGCCTGGCCAAAAAGTTAGTTCACCTAATTTAGGTTGTCCTTCCCAATATAAATCAACTCTAATATATTTCCATCTGGCACTTATCTTTTCTGCTATCTTTTTCATTTCAAAAAAGTTTTCTAATCCGTCAAATGGTTCTTGTTCCACGTGTTTCATAGTATGTACTAAATGCAGTGGAGTAGTGTTTCCGTTTGGATCTAATATAGACTCTTTCTTTTTGCCGCCATGCCTGTCCCATGTCATAGTAACCCATTTTACTTCGCCATGAACACAGTTAAATTTATAATCAACACCTGTGCCTTCAAGTTTTTGTTCTTTTACAACCCCTGGCTTAATTAATCTGTATGCCCATTCGCCTTTGCCTTTTCCGTAAGGCTTAGATGCTTTTTGTCTGCAAAACTCTTCTGCTTCAATTTCTTCTTGTTTATTATTTGCAAAACGCACACCACCAGAACCATTGTTTGCTTTAATTACCATAGGGTATTCTGTAGTTGCAGGAATAATTAAATCTGTTCCAAAGTCTTTTGCAATGAAATCTTTTACTGCTAATTTATCGCAACAAGTAATTTGATCTCTATCTTGATCATAAACTTTTAACCAAGCAATCTTTTCATTAAATGTTTTTGGATTATCTAAGTTCGGCCAAGTTCCTAATTTTTTCTTGTGCCAGTGAGTTGCTTCATGCAGAATTGTCATTATATAATTCTTTCATTACTGCAAAATCTTTTTGAAAACCGTTTGTGCCAAAGTGTGTTGTGTCTGGAGCATTAGGTCCAGATGTTGGTGCAAATATCCAACAGGTTTTACTTTTGCATTTCAAAGGATAATAATTTAAACTGTGAAAGTATCTGACCATTTCTTCGATATCCTGATTGGGTTCGAATATTACCCAAGGTTTAAATTTTTCTATTGTTTGTTTTGCACCTTGTATAACAGGCCATTCATAACCTTGTACATCAATCTTAATTAAATTGCATTGTTCTAAATTTTCATCATCTAATCGTCTTACTTCAATTTGATATGAATGTTTCTTTTCTTTATGTACAATATGTGCGTTGCCACAGTTGTCTTCACTGTCAACAAAATGTGCAGTTGTTTTTACATCTCCAAGTCCTGCTTCATGTACAATAATGTTGTCTACATTTTTATACAAACATTCTAAGTTTCTTGGACTTGGCTCGTATGCAATTACATTACTAAAGTGTTTTTGAAATGGATAACTCCATATGCCAATGTTAGCACCAACATCAACAAACGTTCCAAAGGTAGGTAATGCTTCTAAAATTTTATCTCTTACTCTATATTCATAAGTAGGATTTTCTTTGTTAGGATTACTAATTACATGACTTGTAATTTTCCTTTCATTATCCGGCACGTACCATCCGTTTTCTAATTGATACATTTATACGTCCTTATGTTCATATTAACTATTTAAGACTGTAACCTAATGCTTCAAAATCATTCTGGTATATTTCATATAGCCGTTGCTGATCAAATTGTAGTGTGTGATGCGATGAAGGGTTTGAAATAATATTTGGAGCAGGACAGTCTAATTGGTCTTTCCATGATTGATTTAATTCTTCTATTTTAATTACTATATTAAATTTAGAAAGATCACCGATAAAATCAATTTGTTTGCGCCAATGTTTGTTTATTTTTCTTCCTGTTTCAAATGTTTTTGCGATATGTTCCATAAAGTCATTAGGAGTCCAAGAATTATTAAATCTTGCTTTACGTTGTGTTTGTTTTTGTACATCATGTATTGGATTTGCAAAATGATTATAACATGATACAAATCTATCGTAAGGATTTCTAATCACACAAAAATTTTTATATCCATTGTTTAGTGCTTCATCCGATGAAATATATCTATCTTGATTTTGAGATATCTTCCATGCTACACCTTGATGTATTTGATCCTCTGTAGGCTTAGGTATATCTCCGACTAATTGTCCAAAATGTAATGTAATTGTTGATGTAGCATTTTTATTAATGCCCCAATAATTTATGCCTAACTCAGGCCAGTGAGTAATATTTTGTCTAACAATACTTTTTTGTAGCATTAAACTGATGCATCTTCCATACCAGCAACACGTAGTTTTGTAATGTTAGTCAACTGCCATTGCTTCTGATCTAAACCTTTAGTTATACCTAACCACTTGTTTCGCATCAACGCAAATTCATTAATAATTTTTTCATAGTCTACAACATCTGCTTCGCCGTCAACATATTTTTCTACATCTCTACTTGACAAAGCACGTTGATAGTTTTCTAAATATTTTTTGAAAAAAGAACTTCTTAATCTTCTTAATTCTATATTAAGATATTCTAATATAGCCTCAAGTTCTTGTAACTGATTGAAGCGATGTTCAACAAGTCCAGGCATTGATGCCGCCGCCTTTTCTACGTTGCCATAGATTCGAACTTCCTTCTTCGCTTCAACCAATTCGTCTTCGTAGTATTGTAAAGCATCTGGAATATGGCTAATATCTTTTGATATTTTACTGTACCACATGATTAATCCCAGTCATCATCCTCTGCTGTCATTTCTTCATCAATATCAAGATAATAATTGATAGCAGAGTCTAATTGATCACAACTTCCCATAGCATCTTTCAATGCTTCATCGGATACACCATAGTCTGCCAAAAGATCAACAAACCTTTCAGCAAGAGTTTCAAGATGCTTTTTGTCTACGTGCTCTTTGAAAAGATTCCAAGTATCTACAATTTGTGAACTATCCATAAAGTATATTACTCCTCGACTGTTTCAACTGTTTCAGCAGGTTCTTCTGCTTCTTGCGTAGTTACCTCATCTTGTAATTTACTAAAGTCATTCATGACTGTGTCAAGAACACCATTCTCGCCTGATTCCCAAACTTTACGATATTCTTTAATTTCTTCACCAGTAGATGAAATATACTTTAGTCTATTACCATCTTTCTTTAGCAAACCTTTTTTCTCAAACAAGTCAACAAGTCCACTGTAAGGGTTCATACCTGTTTCATATGGAATTTTAACCTGTACGCCTTCAAAAGGTTTAGCATATCTTGTCTTCATAACTTTACAAGCCGCTCTAATACCTTTTACATCAGTTGTCTTGTTTCCATCTGTATCTTCTTTTAGTTTTAGTTTTTTCATTGCTACAACAATTGAAGATGCATAAATGAATCCTTGTCCGCCACTAATTTTATCATCTGGATCAAACATATCCTGCGATGCATAAGTGTGATTAGTTGCAACAAGTCCTACATTATGACTACCAAACATATTAACACAGTTTCTTACAAGTGCCGTTAGTGCCTTAGGCTTTCTACCCATATCACCTTTCAAGTCACCCTTACCAAACTGATCAACATCTGTTGGAGTCAATAACATACCAAGTGAATCAATTACAAACAATACTTTAGGACGATCTTCTTCTGGCATTTCTTTATAGTCTGCCATAAACGTACTAACAGTTTTTGCAACATCATCAATCATTGACATATTAAGTTTTAATAGTTTAGATTCTGATGTATCTACATCAAGTGCGTGTAGCCATTGTTCATCAAGTGCGTTCTCTGAATCAACAAGTACAACAAATATACCTTGATCCTGTGCCGCCTTTACAATGTTACCTGCACAAATATAAGATTTACCTGCGCCTGACTCACCTGCAAACACAGTTACTTTACCAAGTGGTACACCTTTCTTGAAGTCACCACTTACCAAATAGTTGAGTGCATAGTTACCTGTACTAATCCAATCAGTGGGATCGTTAAATCCTGCACTCATACCTGTAATGGATTTAGTTAAGTTTTTACGAAACTTAGAAACATCAAATGCTTTATTAGCCATAACTTCTCCTAATCAACAATGCGAGGGGCAACAAGTACCCCCCACAAAGTATGTACTACTATTGCTGACGTGAACGGATCATTGCAAGAATGTCTTCCGCCTTATTATCAGTTTTAGGTTCTTCAGTTGCTACTGCTGGAGTAGGCTCTGGAGTTGCCGCTGGAGCAGGAGTTGTCTCTGCTACAGGAGCCGCCGCCGGAGTACTTGGTGCAGTTGCTACCGGATCACCTGTTCTTGCCGCCATTCCCGCTGGACGGAAATATTGACCAAAACGATCTGCATCATATGGTTCGCCATCTACAGATGCTCTGAACATTTCTTCCATTACCTTCACTTCAACTTCTGAAGGTTTCTTTGGAAGGAAGTCGTTCAAGTTAAACAAGCCATGCTTGTCAATTGCTGACTTCTCATCTTCAGTAATTGGACGTTCTCTTCTTGCCCAGTTACTTGTTGAGTAGTCTGCATAACCACCTTTAGAAGTTTTTACAATTCTAAAGTCGACACCTGAAGTATAGTCTGTTGGAAGTTCTTCCATATCAGGATCCATTAATGCAGATTTAATTAGTTGGAAAATTTGTGGACCAATAATAAATCTACGAACTGGATTTTCTGGAGTACTTTCTTCATTAAGACCGTTCTCAGTTACAAACCCTTGGAAGATATAACTTCTTTTCTTCCAATATTTACGACCCATGTCCTCAAGACTTGAATCCTTAAACCAACCTCTTACTTCACTAAGAATTGGACAAGAATCACCATACATTTCCATACATGGTACTTGTACTTGAACTGGACGTGAATCCGTTTCACCTTTTACTCCTGCAAAAGGAAGTTTGATCATCAAACGTTCTTTCCAAAAGAAAGTGTTTGTTGAATCCCCATCTGGCAAGAAACGTACAGTAGACTGTTCGCCTTCTTTTAAGTTCCAAAATGGGTAAATTGCGTTATCGCCGCCGCTTGATTGAGAACCACCTGTGCGTGATTCTGCTTCTTTAAGTTTCGCTCTAATTTCTGCGAGTGTTGCCATAATTAAGCCTCCTATTTAAATTGCCTTTGGCCTTGTGCCTTGATTGTGTAGCACATATTACATATATTACACAAACTTACTTATAAAGTCAAGTGAAACTTTGTCAAAAAAGTGAATTAGTATTCCAATCCTGCAAGAGTTTTAATTCTTTGCATCTCTTCGTCTTCACCTTTAACCAACTCTGCCATGATCATAGCCGCATCTTTAAGTTGATCTTCACCAAACTTTTTCTCTACTGCTGTAAGCACTGCTGTTTCCCCTTTAGGAAATTGGTTAGTTGTGTAGTCGAAGTGACCTTTGATAAACTCATCTAAAGGAAGTTCGTTCTTTTCCTTTTCGTCACCTGCTTTACTAATTGAACCATCTGGTCCAATATCTACATCCATGGTATCGTCATCTGCACTTTCAGGGCCAGCCATATCTGCCTGTGCTATTTTGGCTTGTACCTTTGCAAAACCGTCTCTTTCGATATCATCGATATAATCTTGATAAACTTTTTGAGCATAACGATCGTCTTCGTCCGATTGTAACTCTTTAATTTTTTCAATGGCTTCTTCTGCACTCATTGAATCTGAAATAACTTCTTCTGCATATGTTATTGCAAGATCAAATGCATTACCGCCTTCATTCTTTTTATTGTACTTGTCTTTGATAGCACCAATTTCTTCTGCACTTGCACCTTTACCAGCGGCACTTTGGATTTTTGACATTCCTTCTTTGCCATATTTTTTAACGCCAGCCTTGTACATGATACCACTTTCAGCAAGTTCATCTTCAGTCCAGAAATCTAAAATATCTAAACCTGCGGCTTCAATAGCAGATTCTAATGTGTGTTCTTCACCATCTGATGTTTTAAATTTAGTACCTGGCTTTGCACCTTTGGCTTTTAGTTCACGTACCTTTTGTGCAAATTCGTTACCTTCTTCAATTGAATAGTCTGCTCCATCTAATGCTTTGATAACAGAATCTTTATCAGACATAGTATGGATAATAACTCCACCTTGTCTCATTTCATCTGGTTCGCAGTCTGCTTTGATGCCTGCTTTTTCCAAAGCCATTTTCATTTCGTCACAGTCTTTATCACTGATGCCTCTATCTTGATCATAGTCGCCATCAACATATAATTTATGTGCGTGTGGTTCTTGACCTTGTGGACCTACTTCGTGTACAGAATTATCAATTACACTGTCTAAGTGATTAGAATAGTTTTGATTCATGTCAAGACTTTCATCTGTATCCAACATATCAGATGCTTTTTCAATACTGTCTTCGTCTGCTGGTTGACCCATTGCTTTTTCAAAGTCTTTAAACATAGCATTAGTAATTGGCATTTCTTCAATGTAGTTTAATACATTACCTGAAACTTTTTCTTCGCCATGTTTTTTAACCATTGCCTCGTATTCACTTTTTTCAGCAGTGTCAAGGTCAACGCCACTGTCCATATAAAATCTAAACATACCATCTGCTAAATTGTGGACATCTGCACTTTTATATTTGTTATATTTGTCATACCAGGCTTTTAAGTCTTCTTTGTTGGCACCAGTTGCTGTTTCATCTGGTCCATCATATTCTTTTAAACTGTCTGGTGTAAGTTCTGTAGGCTTCATACCTTCTTTTACAAGATTGTAAATGTAAGGGAATACACTCTTTAGTTCTTCATTAAACTGTCTAATTGTAAGTTCGTCAATCCAAGTTGAAGATACATCTTCTGGAACTTCTTCAAGAACTTTTTCTTCAAAAGTTTCTACTGCTTCTTTATAGTAAGAATTTCTTTGAAGTTTCATTACAGTTTCTTTTACACTATCAATTCTTTCATTTACGATGTCCATGTAACCAGCAAGACCCTCTGCCATTACACTTGAACGATTCATATAAGTTTTAAACTGACGTAACTTTGAAAGTTCTTCGCTGAGCGATACGATATACTTTCCAAATGCGTCATATTGGTTTCCACCTTCACTTACGTGTTGAGCCATTGCTCTTGCACCATTTAAATGTCTAAATGGATATCTGAATCTTTCGCCTTCTGCACTTTCTACATATAGGCTGTGAATTTGTTGTGTTCTGCCTGCTGGATTCTCATGATCCACAGGACCACTATGTTTGACAACTAATCTTGCATTGCCAACATTCTGGAAACTTGTTTTAGAAGTCCCATAAAGTTTACTCTCGCTCATTTGTTCTTCTCCGGGTCTGTTTTGTGATAGATATTGATAGTCTCTTTTATCTAAGTTTGATTTAGTTATATCTCTTGTGTCAAAATTTAGCATTCTCTTTTTTGCAAATGTACGTAACTCTTTCATAAATTCATACCACTTTGCTTTTACAGGTTGTGGTTCACCTTCAATTAACTTGTTATTGTATAACACAGTTAATGACTCTTCGTCAATAGTTACGTTTACAGTTGCGCCAGGTTTAAACTCAAAATCAAAAAATCTTGCTGTTTCTGGCATATTAGTAATAGTAGATTCCTTATCTCCAAGTGTTACCTTTGGAAAACGGCCTCTAATCTTATTAAAAAGTTCATCTGCAATTTTGTCTAAGTTCTTCATGCTAATATTTATCTAATATACGCCTGTTACAAATATAGGCATTGGTGGGTCATAATCATCGTCATCTACGTGATCTTGCCTGAATGTGTTATACACTCTTGGATCCCAATCCTTTAATACACCCATCATTCTAATATTAAGCAGTAGTGCAGACACAAGATCGTCAGTTGCACCAGGTTTTGCTTTGTAACTTGTACCACTGGCAACAAAAGCCTTAAGTTCTGACAATAGTGGTTTACTGTATAAGTCCATTTTGTCATTTTCTACCATGCTTTTTAATTTACTACAAGCACTAATCTTTGTTCTGTGGGTAGTATTAAATCCTTTTCTAAACTTACGTATATGTCCTTTCCTAATAGGTTCACTTACAAACAGTCCGGGTATATTTTCTTCACCTACGTCTGCAATTACAAGCAGTGCGGCTTCACCGATAGTGTTGTTTTCAACACTCCAGTATATGTTGCCTGCCGCTGGTGCTTTACAAATATCATTGATGTGATTACATATATCTTTTAGTATTCTAATTTGTCCTGGTATAGGAGTTTGATTATGTCTCCATTCAGCAACTTGCTTATAACTTGGTAATTCAAAAACTTGAATAGCGGCATAGTCACCACCTGTACCCATTGACGGATCTAAACTAATACAGTAAGTTGATTTAGGATCAAGTTTTTTATACCAGCGTGTTTGTCCCATATTCTCCATAGGATCAATACCTGTCATACTTGCAAGTTTTATTGCATTAATTAACGTTTCATCATAGACTAAGAATTCGCAACCATACTCACGTCTAAATCTTTCTTCACCAATACGACCAACTTCTACCTTTTGCCATTCTTCATCTCTATCAGGATGTTCGTCCCAACTTGCTGTAAATCCATGAAAGCCATTTATACCAACAGGACTTTCGTTTCCGTTGTCGTCAAATTTATTTTGTGATTCTTTCCATATGATAGCAAATGTATCTTCATCTGAGTTAGGTGTTGACGTAATAATTGCACGACCACCTGTTGCAAGTGTAGGAGATATTGAAGTCCAAAACTCATCTGCAATACTTGGATTAACAAACGCAAACTCATCACAGTACAGTAAAGATATTGACATACCTCTACCTGTGTTACCAGTTGTAGTAGCACTTACTATTCTACTACCATTTTCAAATTCCATTGAACCTTTATTATAGTTTGTAACTCCTGCTCTTACATGATCAGGACATAGTTCATATCCATATCTAATACGTTGCATAATTTCTTGTGCACCTGTATATTTGTGTGCGGCAATTAGTATAGTTTGGTCTGGATGAAACATAGCATACCATAACAAGTAACCTGCGGCAGTTGTTGTCTTACCACTTTGTCTTGGTAGCATATTAATATTAAATCTATGATTATGATAACTTTGAAGTAAACTTTCTTGATAAGAAAATGGATCAAATAAAACTTTACCATCTACAGGATGTTGAATATGAAAAAAGTTTTGGCAAAAATATAGATAACCTGTATCAGGATCCATACACTTGCTCAAGTCTTCTACTTGTTTTTGTGAAAACTTTTCTTTTGTGTGTGCTTTTTTGGTTAGTACACCGTCTAAACTTTTATTTGCCATTGTAATAGTATTTAACCAAAAAAATAGGCCCCTGAGGGCCTATTTGATTCGCAAAGTTTTGGGGGGAATTACATACAAGAAGATGCATAAAGTTTTTCAATTTCTTCTTTTTTGCATCCTGCTTCTACATATTTCTTAACAATGTCCGCTTTTGACATACCGTCATCGTGACATTTTTTAATTTCTTTACCGCTTGGTAATTGAACTTTCTTTTCTTCGCCTTCTGCTATTGACTCATCGCAATGACAGTCGTCTTCGCATTTAGCATGATCATCATGTTCATCGCAACCACAGTCTTTACCTTCTGACATTTTTTCAGCCAATGCCGCAGAAAGTTCTGCTTTGATTTCATCTTCAAGTGCCATTGGATTGTCACCGCCTGCAACTTTTGGATATGATTTTTTCTGACCATGATCATGACCGCCAGCAATATCTTTTGTCATGTAGTGATGATCTTGATATTTTTCATCTGGCTCATTTGCATAATCGCCTTCAACTTCTGGCTCTGCTTCTTCTTTACCTTTTACAATATCTCTTAACATAGCCATATCGTCTTTTGGACCAATTGGACCCATAGGTGGCATAGTTTTCATTTTTGGTAAAGGACGATCGTGGTCATATGATTTATCCATGTCCACTGGTTCACCTTTTACGGCTTTCATTAATTTTATAACATCTTCGGCAGTGTCACCTGTCATGTTAATAGACGCTGATGCTGTTTCTGTAAGTGCTTCGTCCAACGCCTCGATCTTTTTATAGATATCTTCTAATTTCATAATTAACTCCCTATTGGACTTTTAGTTCCTATTTCAGCAGTCGCATCCATTTGCTTTTGTTCAGCATCTGCTTTGACACTTGCTACTGGACTATTAGTAACTTCTTTTCTTGCTACTTCAAGTTCTTTTAACAAATCCATTACTCTGTTTGAACCTGCTTGATCTTGTGCGGACTCACCGCCCATGTCTTCTTTAGTCAATTTGATTTCGTAAGGCTCATTACTCTTAGGTGCTTGATAGTCCTCTTGAGGTTCATTAATGTTTCTTACAATCAAATGACTTTCTGGTACTTCAATTGCGTGTACCAAGTATTCATGTAAACTACGAGCGACAGTAGGATATTTTAATTCCGCTTCATAATATGTTACTTCTAAATTTTCTAATTGTGGGAAATCCAAAGGTCTTTCCTGGATTGGCGTTTTCTTGCCAGGAGTAACATTTTCTACTCCAAACTTTTTCAACGCAATCTCAAGTTTGTCAGCGGCACCTTCATAGTTGCCTGCTATCCCAATTTTGAATTCATACTTCTTATCGTTGTATGCTTCTGTTAAGTAATCATTAAACTGTTTCATATTGTTCTTCCTACTAACTATTTATCCATGTTTTTCAATTTTTCTAATAAACTATTACGGTCTGTAACAACATATCCTTCGCCAGATACCATTGAATCACCGCTATCACCACCGTCTTTATCCTGCTTTTCTTTCTTTAATTGCAGTTCTACCATCTTTAACTTCTTATCCAATTTAGCAACCTTGGCATCTAAGTTAGTTTTTAGCATTTGTCCTGCTACTTCAAATACTCTACCACTGTAACGTGATTCAACGTTCATACCCAAATCCATTAAATCTTCATATGCTGTCATGGATTTTTCAGCAACTTCATTTAATTCTTTATCTGCTAATTCGCCTAATCCTTTTACTTGTGGTAATGCGGCCGCAATTTTATCCATTTCTGCAATATCTCTGACAGTATCATTTTGCTCAGCAATAGCATGATTTTTGGCTTCTTTTTTAGCCTTTTCTTTTTCTTCCTGCATAATCTCTTTGCTGTCAGGTAAGTTTAAAAGTTCTTCTAATTTTTTAGTCATATGTTGAATCCATTAACTGCTACTATTATTTATCTTATTTTCTTGACCCAGAATGAAAAATGTCTTTCTCTGTAACTACTCTAAAGTATAAACCCTTGTCTTTACACCATTTTTTGGCGGCTTCCCATTTTGCCATATTCAAAACTACCTGTGCTTGTTTGTACTTATTACGTCCTGCACTTTCAAGTGTAGTTTGATTATCTGGTTTTACTTCAATTACTTCTGCACGTTGTTTGCCGTTTCTATCTGCATATGCAATAAAGAAATCAGGAACATATACCGTTGCTTTTCCTGTCAATGGATTTCTATATGGAATCTTTACTGCTTCACTGGCCCACTTCGCAACATTAGGATTTTCATCACAAAATTTCATAAATGCAAATTCCCAACTTGATCTATACAGTGGAGTTTTTCTTCCTATATACTTGTCAGGATGTTTTAGGTTGTAACGTCCTTGAGCGAACTTGGCCATGTTACACCTCTATGTTTCGTGATTCAGTTCTATTGGCAGTGTTGGAAATTTTGTAACCTAATGTACTAATTTTTTGTCTATTGTAATTTAATATTTCTGTAACTACATTACTTAATTGTACAGTGTCTTGTTTTTTTAATGTATCAATTAATTCAAAAACATTTACATCATCAATTTTTGCTTGTTGTAAAATTGCTGTACCTACAGCAATAGCAGATGTTTTTTCAAAGCCTCTTGATTGAAAGAAACCTATTACTGCATCAACTTCATTACTTGGAAAATTTATAAAACCTGTATAGTACTGATTGTAAAATTGTTTTACTTCATTACTACTATCAGGCTTTTGTGTGTTAGGTAAATTTGTTGTCATTACGTTGCCTCATTTATAATGTTAGGTAGATTATCTAATGTTGTATTGTTTGCCGCAGTTTTAAATGCTTCACTGGTATTGTTCCATGCCTCATTGATTGCATTTACACTTGCATCGCCACCACCCTGTAAATGTGACTTCTTAAATGTTGTTGACTTTGTTAAGTCTGCTAACGCATCAGGATTATTAGTAAGTGTTTCTCTTGCTTCTGATAAACTTGTTGAGTTAACTAAATTTGCAACAGCGGCAACGGCACTTACACCTGCTACTGCTTGAGTAATACTGTTTAATCCACCACTGCCTCCGCTTTTAGGAAATACACTGTTAGCAACTCCGCCAACATTAATACCTGCTACATCTCCAATAGCACCTTTAAGTATTCCAAAGCCTTCTTGTCTTATACCGTCTTTGCTTAAACTTTTTGCATTAGTGGCTGTGTTGGCCGCTTTTAAAACTGTGCCTAACAATGCACCAGGTGAACTAAATGCATTACCACTTGAGATATCATTAAACACATCAGCCGCACCTGAGGCTACACCACCTACACCAAACAGACTTGATGTTCCACCTCCACCTAATGAAAGCGGACTTGGTGTCTTATCATAATGTTCAGTTGCAAATCCTTTAGGAGCCGCGCCTTCAGTAACAGGACCCCTTGAATACCATACTGTTTCAAATTGAAGCGACATTGAACTTTCAACAGGATCACTTACTGATTGATCCATTGAATCATGTTGCCAACTTTGTATAATAGGATTAACAAGTGTATATGCAGTGTATCTCTTTCTTGACATTTGATATACAATAATGCTGTCAAAGAAAGGTTTGAAACTATCATTGTCAAAACCATACCTAAATGAATTTTGTTTTTCACTACCATAAGTGTTTGCTCTATTATAAGCCGCACTTACAGTTGTTGGTGCACCTGCTTGATCAACTGATGCATAGTTTCCATCTTTATAATAATATCTATAATATGCTTCCCACATTGCTGTTGTTAATCCAAAATTATCATCGTGGAAAGTAACAGTGCAAGGACTGTAATCAATTCTTTTTTGTAAAACTCTTTTTCTATTATAACTGTGTTTGACTTCTGTCTGTATATCAAACTTAGGTAAGTCAACTCTTTTAACAAGCATATTAATTGTGTTGCTATGCTTTTCAGTTAGTTGTGGAATAACTGCTGATGCATCTCTGTTTATATTAAATGCAACATGATATAAAAACTTTTGTTTAGGCGCAAACTTAAATGCGTCATCTACATATAATCTTGCGGCGTGTTGATAGTCACCAAGATTACCTTTTGGATTTAATGCTCCACTTACTAAATTATCAAGAAATGGTGTTAATTTGTTTGCCATACTAATATTTATCTAATGGGAAAAGTGGGTAGATAATAAAAAAGGCGCCGAAGCGCCTTTTTCACTGTTTTTATAAATTAATATTAAACTGAACCGCCACCTGTTACGAGAGTGTTTACAGTTCTTCCTACTGCTGTACCTACACCTGTTCCTTGTGGTGTTTGGATTGCATTATCGTATCTTATTGTAAGTGCAACTGTCACAGCGTCTGATGTAGCATAAGCCAACTGATTGTAGTTTGCACTCTCAAGATAACAACCGTACAATTCAAAAGTCTCTAATACACCTGCTGTATTGGCTCCATTACCACCATCGAGTATTTCGATTCTTGTAACGAATTTGTAGTCTGCTCCAGATGCCGCACTTGACTGTTCGAAAAAGTCAAATTGTTTCTGAAGTTGTTCACCAACAAGTTTCTGTACATTGTTTGAAACGTCTTCACGTAAGTTAAGTGTGATTGGCTCCCATGTATGTTTACCAGCCAAATATACTTTTGAGTTATATACATCAAGTGTAATTTGCTCAAAGGATACGTTTGGTCTTGAAACATCAACTACTTGTTTTGTTAACTCTGTAGTTGGAGTCGATACACCGAAATTTTCAAGCGATACCCTAAAGCGGTATTGCAGTTTTGGCATTAACAATCCCTGATTCGATGCTGATGCATTTGAATCTAATGGAACTGTTAACCTTGAGAGTGATGAAATTGCCATTATGTGCTCCTATTACTTTTATTTATCATATTATAGGCCCGCTATTTCTCCAGTGTTTTTAAGTCTTAATGGAATGTAAATAAACTCCACTGCTTTCACTGGTTCAATCGCTATGTCTACATATAGTTCGTTACGATCGATTCTTGTTGGTGTGTTGTTACTTTCATCACACACTACTAAGAAATCGTAAAGTGCTCTTTGACCTACAAGTTCAAGTAATAAACTATCTACTTGCTGTTTAATCTCGTCCCTTGTGATCTTGTCATTTGGTTCAAAGATATAAGGTTTAGCAAGTTTGTTTAATTGTGAACGTAAGTAAATCACTAATCTTGCAACATTGATTCTGTCCAACGAACTTGCATTCTTGGCTCTTGTTTTCTGACCAAAGTTTACAAGTCCAGCACCTGTTAAGAATGTTACAGGGTTTACTGCGTTGCTGTATAATGTATCTCTTTGACCTTCGTTAAGAGCAATTGATTTAAATTCGCCTTCGCCATCAATAAAGCCAGCCGCCGAAGCGTTAGTTATGCCACCACGTCTTGTACCTGCTGGTGCAAACCATGGAAACGAAACTTGATCGCTTAATGCAATAGTTCTTAAGATACCATGTGATGCTGGAACAACTACATTGTTACCTGCATTATCACTTGTGAATAAGTTAGGATAAAACACACCTAAGTACTCATCTCTTGTAACTAATCCATTGTCGTTATCTTCAACTGCAACATTTACGTTAGTTGCCCAGTTGTTAATTGTAGTTGCATCGCTTGCCAATCTCATTGGAGAATCACCAACGATAAATGCTGTTAATCCTCTGTCATTGTTAAGTGATACCATTTCACCAATTAGTTCTGGATAACCTGGTGTTGCCATTAAGTTAAAGATTCTTGATTCGTTATCTCTAATCTCTTGGTTGCTGTTCATTAATGCTTGTAAAGCCTGTACTACAACTTTTCTCTGTGCCTTACGACCGAATGTACCTGAACCGTCTTGTTGGTTAGCACTTTCAGTTACCCATCTGTGTGGATAGTAAGCACTCATTGACTCGTCTGCTTGTCTACCATTGTCTTCAGCAGTGTCAATGTAGTTACGTACAAATTTCTTAACATTGAAGCCTGAACGTCTTAGATTGAAAAGCATCATACCTTTTGGATATAGTGCAGGATCTGGAGCATCTGGATCTAAGTAGTTACTTGTTAACAAGTCTTTAATAGTTCCTGCTGTGCCACTGTTAACACCTGATGTATTGTATCTTGCGTCTGCAAATAATACACCGTTGTCTGTAGTTTGATCTGCATTATCTCTTAATAC